GACCTCCGGGACCTCCCGGCCCGACCGGACCCGGCGGGAAGTACCACCGCCACGACCAGGGGACGCCCGCGGACCTCTGGACCGTGAATCACAACTTCGGGCAGCGGCCCGTGGTTGGGGTGTTCGACACCGGGGGCCGGGAGGTCTGGGCGGAGGTGATCCACTTCTCTGACAACCAGGTCCTGATCTACTTTGACAGCCCGCTCTCGGGCTACGCTATTTGCACTTGAGGAGCCCACCATGCCTTTGGACGTACAACGCACCCTTGACTTCGGCAACGCCCGGAGGATTGTCAACCTGCCCAACCCGGCCAGCGCCCAGGAACCGGCCACCCGCGCCTATGTGGACAGCGCCGTGGAAGGGCTCGCCTGGAAGGACTCCTGCCGGGTCGCCACCCAGGGCAACATCAACCTGTCCTCGCCCGGGGCGACCATCGACGGGATCACGATGGCGTCCGGCGACCGGGTGCTGGTCCGCGCCCAAACGACCCAGAGCCAGAATGGTATCTACATCTGGAACGGGGCCGCGGTGGCGATGACCCGCGCCCTGGACGCCAACACCGCGGACGAACTCGAACAGGCCACGACCACGGTGGAGGAGGGCACGTCAGTGGGCGTCACCTACCGCCAGACCGCCATCAACTTCACCCTGGACTCGGGCGCGGTCGCCTTCACCGTGTTCGGCTCCTCCGCCGGGGCGGCCACCGAAACCTCCGCGGGCATCCTTGAGATCGCAACGCAGGCGGAGACGGACGCCGGGACCGCGGACAACGTCGCCATCACCCCGCTGAAGCTGGCGCAGTCGCCCTGGGCGAACCGCAAGCACGCCCAGAACATCGGGGACGGCTCCGCGACCAGCTACCAGGTGACGCACAACTTCAACACCCGGGACGTTGTGGTGGAGGTCTATCGCAACAGCGGCAACTTCGACTCCGTGCTGGTCGAAGTCCAGCGGACCTCTGTCAACGCGGTCACGATCCTGTTTGACACGGCTCCGTCCGCGAACGCCTACCGGGTGCTGGTGAGGGCCTAAGTCATGCCCATCCAGGCTCTGAGCGACATCCAGCGGTCCGGGCAGTCCGCCTTCGCCTCCGGGGGCGGGGGCAACCCGGTCCTGTCTCAGGAGGCTTCGCCCGCCCTGCCGGAGGCGGGCACCGTGCGCCTGTTCGCCCGGTCCGTGGGCGGGCGTATGCTCCCGGCCTACATCGGCCCCTCGGGGCTGGATTCCGCACTGCAGCCGCTGATCGCCAGCAACAAGATCGCCTGGGCGAACCCGAACGGCAACAGCACGGGCATCGGTTTGATGGGGATCGCCATCACAGCGACCGGAACGGCCACAGCCGCAAACGTCGCCACGACCAACATCCACACGGCTATGCGCCGCTTGGAGTACGCAGTCACGACCGCCGCAGCCACCGCGGTCGCGGGCTTCCGGTCGGGTGTGAACCAGTACCACATCGGGGACGCCAACGCCCCGTTCGGGGGCTTCTTCACCGTCTGCCGCTTCGGGCCGTCCCGGGGCCAGGCCGCGAACGCGACCCGCCGGGGCTTCGTGGGTATGACGAGCAACACCTCGCCTCCGACTGACGTCGATCCCTCCGCAACTGCGGCCTGGGCGAACTTGATCGGAGTCGGGCACGATGCCGCGGACGCCAACTGGCAGATCATGCACCGGACCGGGACGGGGACCACGACCAAGATCGACACCGGAATCCCGAAAGCCTACAACGACACCACGGAAATGTTTGAGGTGGCGATCTTCACGGCCCCGACCGGGACGCCCTCGGTGACGGTCCAGCTCCGTCGCCTCAGTGATGACTTGACCTTCACCCACACGATCACCTCGAACCTCCCGGCGGCAACGACCCTTCTGGGCTTCCAGGCTTACAATTCCGTGGGCGGTACAAGCAGCGTGATCGGCATCAGCCTGGGTTCGCTGTACCTCGAAACCGACTATTGACAGGACAAGAACCATGGTAGAGAAAGACCCGAACAGCCCAGCAACCACCAGCGGGGCATACGACCAAATGACTCCGCGCTGGCACGTCATCGAGACGCTGCTGGGCGGGACCGAAGCAATGCGCGAGGCGGGCGAGACGTACCTGCCCCGCCACCAGGAGGAGACGGACAAGGGCTATCAGGAGCGCCTGGCGTCCGCCGTCCTCCTCAACATGGTCGAACAGACGCTGGACACCCTGAGCGGCAAGCCCTTCAGCGAGCCGATCAAGCTCAACGAGGACGTGCCCAAGGCGATTGAGGAGACGATCCTGCCTGACGTGGACCTCCAGGGGAACAACCTGGACGTGTTCGCCCGTCAGTGGTTCCGCGAAGGCATGGCCAAGGCCCTCTGCCACGTGCTCATCGACTTCCCGCGACCCGCTCCGCGCCCGGACGGTCAGCCCCGGACCCTGGCGGATGATCGGGCGGAAGGCTTGCGCCCGTACTGGATCATGATCAAGCCGGAGTGCCTGCTGTTCGCCCGGGCGGAGGTGATCAACGGGGTGGAAGTCCTCCAGCACGTCCGCATCATGGAGCACTACACGGAGCAGGACGGCTTCGCGGAGGTGACCAAGCGCCGCATCCGCGTCCTGGAGCCGGGCCTTGTCCAGCTCTGGGAGCCGGTGAAGAAGTCCAACGCCCAGAAGGAGGAGTGGGGGCTGGTGGATGAGTGGGCGACGGGGTTGAACTACGTCCCGCTGGTCACCTTCTACGCGGACCGCCAAGGCTTCATGACGGGCAAGCCCCCGCTCATGGACCTGGCTCACCTCAACGTGGCGCACTGGCAGTCCTCCTCCGACCAACGCCACATCCTCACCGTCTCCCGCTTCCCGATCCTCGCCTGCTCGGGGGCGTCCGGGGAGGACTCGGACCCGGTGGTGGTCGGGCCGAACAAGGTGCTGTACAACCCGGACCCGGCGGGCCGGTTCTACTACGTGGAGCACACCGGCCAAGCCATCGCCGCGGGCCGCACGGACCTCAAGGACCTTGAGGAGCAGATGGCGGGCTATGGCGCGGAGTTCCTGAAGCGCAAGACCGGCGGGCAGACGGCGACCGCCCGGGCGCTGGACAGCGCGGAGGCGACCAGCGACCTGAGCGCGATGACTGGGCTGTTCGAGGACGCCCTGGCCCAGGCCCTGGACATCACCGCGGACTGGCTCCGCCTTGGGCCGAACGGCGGCACCGTGGAGCTGGTGAAGGACTATGACCTGGAGGAAATGGACGCCCCGGGCCTTCAGGCCCTCCAAGTCGCACGCGAGAAGCGCGACATCAGCCGCAAGACCTACCTGAACGGCCTCCGCCTGCGCGGGGTCCTCCCGGAGGACTTCGATGAGGATGAGGACTGGGAGGAGCTGATGGAGGAAATCAGCGAGGCGATGGGCCGCGCTGGCTTGGACCTGGACCCGGCCCAGAAGAACCCGCCCGAAGGTGGGGGGGGCGAAGGCGAGGGCGGCGAAGGTGGAGAAGGTGGTGGAAATCCTGGAGGTGAGTCATGAACGTCTGGCACTTCTTGGGGCTTTGGCTCCTCCTGAGCATCGTCCTCGGGCCGCTGATCGGGGCTTGTATCCACTTCGGCCTGAACGGACCCAAGCCTGAGCCGGAGGAACGCTGATGGCTTCTACTCCCGACACTGTAGTGGTGTATATGAAGCGTGTCGCGGGGGGTTTCGAGGAGACCACCGCAACCCTCGCTGAAATTGGAGTAAGCCCGGAGGTTCATGACGGCATCCTGGCCCGTATCGCCAAGCTCCAGAAGCTGTATGGCGTCCCGGATCGGGTGTTCAAGGGGGTGGCCTATACCCCCGGGCTCACCTCCGATTACGACAACTTCACCAAACGTCTCACGTTCTCCACCAACGGGTTGGGCGGTACTTGGAAGGCTGCTGAGCAGGCGGTGACGGATCACGGCTACTCGGTCAACGTGAGTGACCGCGGGCTGTCATCGCTGATCGACCACGAGTATGCGCATGCGGTCGATGCTCACGTAAAACAGTCGTTGGATGACGATGGCTTTGCCGCTTGGAAAGCCGCAAAAGAGGACCTGCGCAAGCGGCTGGGCGATCCTAGTGAGTATTCAAAAACGAACCTGGGTGAATGGTTCGCGGAGAGGTTCGCCTTGGAACAAGGCGGTGGGACCGATCAACGCACCCTCCTCGTGGAGGGGGTCGGGAGGTTCCGCGAGGACTACCTTGGCGACAAGGGTATGCGGGAACGCCTCGCTGCCGCGAAGCCTCCCGCGGGCCGTTCTCCCGCCCCCGTCACCCAGACCATCAACGAGGCATACCGGGACGCCGCGCTGCGTCACCAAATCGACCTGCGCCGCTACACCGCGGGCGTCACCAAGCGGGTCGCCCGTCTCCTGGAGGAGGCGGACCGCGACCTGACCGAACGCCTGCGCACCCGGCTCGCCCGCTTCGAGGGCCGTGACCTGGACTTCACCGGCGAACGCTGGAAGGCCCTGCTCACGGACATCCGCGGAGCCCGGGCCGCGGCCCTCGCGGAGTACAAGACCCTGGTGCGGGACGAACTCGGGCAGCTCGCCGTCCTCGAAGGCCAGGCCGAAATCGACCTGCTACAGTCCTCCATCACGATTGAGGTGGGCTTCATGGCGGTGAACGCGGACCAGCTCCGGGCCATCGCCACCTCCCGCCCGTTCCAGGGCCGGTTCCTCCGGGACTGGTTCAGCACGTTGGAGGCGGTGGACCAGCAGCGGCTGACCACGGCCCTTCAGCTCGGGATGACGAACGGGGAGCCCATTGACGACATCGTGCGGCGGGTGGTCGGGACGCGCAAGAACGCCTATGCGGACGGCATCCTGTCGATGACCCGGCGGGACGCCCAGGGGATCGTCCGCACCGCGGTGAACCACGTGTCCAACACCGCGCGGGGCTACGTCTGGGACGCCAACAGCGACATCATCACGGCGAAGGTCTGGGTGAGCACGCTGGACGGTCGGACCACGGCTGTATGCCGCGCCCGGGACGGTCACGGGACCCCCGTGGGCGACAACGACCTGCCCGCGGACATCCCCCCGCTCCAGCCCGAGGGCGCGAAGCCCCCGGCCCACTTCAACTGCCGGTCGGTGATGGTCGCCTACATCGACGGCGTGGGCCTCCTCGGGAACCGCCCGACCGTGACGGACACCCGGACCCGCGCCAAGCGTGAAATCGACTTCCGCCGGATGGCGAAGGAGCAGGGCAAGCCGATTCAGGACATCAGGAAGGCTTGGGCCGCGGAGAACGTGGGCCGGGTTCCGGCGGCGACCACATATCAGGACTTCCTGAAGCGCCAGCCCGCCTCCTTCCAGGATGAGGTCCTGGGCAAGACCAAGGCCAAGCTGTTCCGGGAGGGCGGGCTGAACGTGGACCAATTCGTGGATCGGGCCGGCAACGAGCTGACCCTGTCTCAACTCGCGGAGCGCAAGCCGGACGCCTTCCGCAAGGCTGGCCTTGACCCTGAAAAGTTCTGAGGCTACAATATGAACCGTGCGTGAGGCACAACACTGGCGGGTGATCCGCCGACAATGAGGATACAATTATGGACTTTGAATTCACTCCGGTCGATTCCATCGACAAGGTCCCGGAACAGTTCCGGGGAATCTACAAGCAGGGCGATGATGGCAAGTTCGTCCCGGACGAAGCCCACAAGGGGATCGTGGAGGCCGTGACTGGCCTGAACCGCTCCCTCAAGGCTGCTCGTGCGGAGGCGAAGGCCAAGACCTCCGTGGACCTGACCCCGCTGGCTGACTTCGGTGCGACGCCGGAGGAAATCAAGGCCAACATCACCACGAAGCTGACCGAACTCCAGAACGAACTGGCCAAGGGCGGCGAAGCCAAGCTGAATCTGGACAAGGTTCGCCAGGAGCTGGCCGATGCGCACGCGAAGGACCTGAAGAAGGCCGGAGCCCGCGCCGAAGCCCTCCAGAACCAGCTGTATGGGCTCCTGGTCGAGAACGCCGCCACTGCCGCCGTCGCGGAGCTGAAGGGCGTCCCGGAACTCCTGCTGCCGTTCATCAAGAACCAGGTCAAGGTGGTCGAGCAGGACGGTGAATTCAAGGTGTTCGTGGTCGATGCCCAGGGTGACCAGCGTTACTCGGGCGTGACCGGCCAGCCCATGACCATCCGCGAGCTGGTCAGCGAAATGAAGGCCAACGAGAAGTATGGCCGCCTGTTCGAGTCGGAAGCCCCGGCGGGCGGCGGCATGCCTCCGCGTGGCGGTCAGACGCCTCCGCGCCAGCAGGGCAAGGTCCTGACCGCCAACGAGAAGATCGCCCAGGGCCTCGCCAAGGGTCAGTTCAAGGCGGGTCGCGGTCGGGCGTGACGGATCGGGGAGGCCCCCAAGTTTGGCCAGGGGGCTTCCCTTTTTCGCAACTTGGTACTATACTGACGTCACTTTTGGTTGTATAGCCAGAGGCGAAGGCCCACAGGAGTGATTCCGCGGGCCGCGACGGAACACCGGGTGATCCGGCACGGCTGAAACCGCTTGATTCATCAACTTCTGAAGGAGGGCCAATCATGGCTTCTGTTACCCTTGCCGAAAGCGCCAAGCTGGCCCAGGACGAACTGGTTGCTGGCGTGATCGAAAACATCATCACCGTCAACCGCATGTTCGACGTGCTGCCCTTCGACTCCATCGAAGGCAACAGCCTCGCGTACAACCGCGAGAACGTCCTTGGCGACGTCATCATGGCCGGTGTCGGCACGACCTTCTCCGGCGCTGGTGCTGGTAAGGCCGCTGCGACCTTCACCAAGGTCAACTCCAACCTCACCACCATCATGGGTGACGCCGAAGTGAACGGCCTGATCCAGGCTACCCGCTCCGGCGACGGCAACGACCAGACCGCTGTCCAGATCGCCTCCAAGGCGAAGTCCGCTGGCCGCAAGTACCAGGACCAGCTGATCAACGGCACCGGCGCGGGCAACGAGTTCGCGGGCCTGATCCAGCTGTGCGCCTCCGGTCAGAAAGCGACCACCGGCGCGAACGGCTCCAACATCAGCTTCGCCATCCTGGATGAGCTGATGGACCTCGTGGTGGACAAGGACGGCCAGGTGGACTACATCACCATGCACGCGCGTACCCTGCGCAGCTACAAGGCGCTGCTCCGCGCCCTGGGCGGTGCGTCCATCAACGAGGTTGTCGAGCTGCCCAGCGGTGCGGAGGTCCCGGCCTACTCCGGCACCCCGATCTTCCGCAACGACTACCTCCCGACCAACCAGACCAAGGGCACCGGCACCAACACCACCACGATCTTCGCTGGTACGCTGGATGACGGTTCGCGCACCCACGGCATCGCCGGTCTGACCGCGACCCAGGCCGCGGGCATCCAGGTTGTGGACGTGGGCGAGTCGGAGGACTCCGATGAGCACATCTGGCGCGTCAAGTGGTACTGCGGCTTGGCGCTGTTCAGCGAGAAGGGGCTTGCCGCCGCAGACGGCATCCTCAACTAAGGGCTCGCCCCGCGACGGGGCGGGCGCTGCCCCGCTGTACCCGAAGGGCGGGCCGGTCATGGATCGGTCCGCCCTTTTTGCTTAATCTACCCGGAGAACTGTACAAATGTCCACCATCATCCAAACAACCTTTGTCCTGACCGGAGCCCTCGCGGGCCGCACGATTCGCTTGGGCAGTCAGCCCTACGCCTTCGAGAAGGGCCGCTTGACCATCACCGCTCCGCCGGAGGAGGTCGCCCTGCACGCCCGCTTCCTCGAACGCAACTGGCAGGCTTACCCGGAAGGACACCCCGCACTGAAGGAGGTGCCCGATGGCCAGCGTGATCTTCAAGAAGGCTCCCAGCCGGACGGCCAACAGCCGGTACACGGCGACGTTCAGCCCAACGGGGGCGGGACTGAAGCCAGTGACGCGGCACCTGTCAGCGGCGGAGGTGTCGAAGCCGAAGCCGGGCAAGCCGGGGGTGTACCCGATGGGGACGGACAACCGGCGGTCCTGACCGATCCGGTGAAGGAGCCGAACACCAAGCTCCAGAAGGCGGTCCTGGGCCTGGACCCGGCGGACGACACCCACTGGACCAAGGACGGGAAGCCCGCGATGACCGCCGTGGAGAAGCTGTATGGCTCCGCCGGCATCACCCGCGCTGACGTGGAAGCCGTCGCCCCGGGCCACACCCGCGAGAAGGCGAAGGCCGCTCAGTAACCCAACCAACTCCGAAGGAGAAGCATCATGGCGAAATCCGGCACCACCAAGGCAACCGCCTCGAAGATGGTCAATGCCTCTAAGTCTGGCGTGCGTCACGGCCAGAACTCGAAGAACGTGGTCATGGGCGGCAAGTCCGCTCCGGCTCCGTCCGGCCCCACCGCCCCGATCAAGGGGATGGACAAGGGCGGGGTCTGACCCGTGTTCGGCTTCCCCTCCTCCAAGGTCTGGGCCGCGGCGGGCGTCCTGCTCGCCGTCGCCTTGATCGCCCTCGCGGGCTACGGCTACGGCTACGGCTCCGGGAAGGCGGACGCGACCGCGGAGGCGGCGGAGGCCATGGACAAATACAAGGAGGAGGTCCGCGCCCGGGAACGGGAGCAGGAACGCCTCCTGGCTGAGGCCAACGACAAGAACCGTGAACAGGAGAAAGCCCATGAACAGCGTGTCGCAGACCTCCGGGCGGAGTTCGCCCAACAGCAAGCGGACGCCCGGGCGCGGGATGAGCGCACTATTGCTGATCTGCGGTCTGGCAATCAGCGGCTGCGCCTCCAAGTCTCCTCTTGTGGTGCGGCCCGATCCGGTGCGGCTGAGTCCGCCCCCGGCGGAGCTGATGGAGCCGGAACAGCCGAACTTGCGCCAGAGACTTCAGCAGCTCTCTGGGGAATCGCCGCAGACGGCGACCGGGCCATCAGGAAACTGACCGCCCTCCAGGCTTGGGCGCGGTCCGCCGTCCAGCTTTGTACCATACCGCAACCGGAGAACCAACAATGAACATCGCCGTCACCCGCTTCCTTGCCCGACTGCGCAAGCGCCTCGCGCCCTTCTTCGACATGACGGCTTGGGTTCTGCTCATAGCCAGCATCGTCCCGTTGCTGCTGATCGACCCAGCCATGGTGGTTACGCTCGCGCAGTGGACAGCGTTTGCCCTCGCGCTGGCGGGAATCACCGTTGTGATCACCCGTGTGGTACTACCCCAGGTGGACCTATCGGAATGGCTCGCGCATGCCCGGGAGGGCTCGGTGGCTGGGGGCCTCGTGGTCCTCGCCGTCTCCCTGACCGTCTGCTTCACCTTCCTGGGATTGGTACTATGGGCAAAAGCCTGATTCACTTCGCCTTCGCGGTCCTCTGCTGGGCCTTCGGCTCCGTCGCCCTCGCCCAGGACGCCCGCACCTTCGTCCCTTCGGGGGCGAAGGTGTACGCGCCAGTGCT